AATGTTTGGTGAAGATAAAACACTAGGATTACGCGGTGCTATGCTCGCCACAGGGAGTGCCATCAATGAAGTAGCTCAGAATAGCAGTGCCGCAGAATCATATCTTGTAGACTTTACTGCACGTGTATCCGGAACTGGAAAACAAGCCGGAATTTCACAAACACAAATCATGGGATTCGCCTCTGTGCTTGATCAAGATATGCAGCAAGTAGAAATGGCTTCCACTGCTCTGCAGACTGTCATCATGAAAGTATACCAGGAACCAGCCAAATTCGCTAAAATGGCAGGGAAAGATGTTAAGGATTTTACAAAATTACTTAAGGAAGATGCCAATGAAGCCCTCCTACAGCTATTAGAAAACTTAGGAAGTAAAGGCGGTCTACAGCAACTAGCACCTTTATTTAAAGACATGAAACTTGATGGTGTACGCGCTGCCGGAGTCTTAAATACTTTAGCTGCCAATACCGCTAGCATCCGAGAAGAGCAAGAACGGGCTACTACCGCATATAAAGAAGGTACATCGGTTATCAACGAATTTAATGTGCAGAACAATACAGTACAAGCGCGTCTCGACAAAGCTAAAAATGGTTTTAAAGAAGTGTCTTATCAATTAGGAGAGAAGATGCTTCCCCTCATGTCTAATGCCATTACCGCTACCAGTTTTTTCGTACGGGCACTCAATTCTTTAATTGAATTCATTGCACGATATTCACATATATTGATACCATTAACAGCTACAATAGCAACCTATGTTCTCATCTGTAAAGCTCAGATCATAGAAGAAAAGCTCAAAGTGTTTTGGAATCAGAAAGTAATAGCTACACTCAAAGAAATGTATGCTGTCATGTTGCGCAACCCATACCTGGCAGTCGCGGCTGTCATTGTTACTCTTATTTCTGCATTAAGCAATATGAATAAGGAAATGACAGAATCGGAACGTATTGAGAAAAGCCTAACAGAGATTCGAAATAATTCAAAAAGCAACATACAGGACGAACGTAATGAGGTTGAGCATCTCTTATCTGTTGCACGTAACGAGAACTTGAGCAAAGCTGAACGAGAAGCAGCTATCCGCAGGCTAAACGAGATTTCTCCCGAATACCTTGGCAATTTATCTTTGGAAACTATAAATACGGAGCAGGCTACTGCTGCTGTAAATTCATACGTTGACAGTCTTCTTGTTCTAGAGGAAATAAAACAAACTCAAAAGAAAATTAGTGAACTGAGAGATAGAAAGGATGATCTCGGTAAAAACGGACCTGACAACGGCTTTTGGTCTGATGTAGAAGCAGGAGCTGCCAATATGCTAAATGGTTTCAAAACATCATTGGGACTTACCACTGACGCTTGGGCTGATAATGTACTCAATGAATATATAAACAAAGGAACAAATAAACTGCGTTCATTAGATCGAGAAATCCAAACATTAAACCAACATATAGAGGAATCCAGAGAAAAACTCATCAAGATCGAATCAGAGAAACCTCAGCCTGTAAAAAACAATTCTACCACAAAAGAGGACGATGATGATGAAAAAGCGCTTAAAAAACGACTCGAACGAGAAAAAATACTATATACCCAAAAACAAGCCTTCTTAAAAGCAATGTACCTAGAAGGAGGAGATGAAACCCTTCAGACAGAAAAGCAACTTAACAAAGAATTAGAATGTCTTCAAATGGAACACTTAGAGAATTCTTTGAAAATAGCCGGTACAAAATCTAAAGAAGGCATTGAGATCCAAAATCAGATCAATGATCTGAAGCTGAAGATGCAAAAAGAACATACCCAAGAGCTGATTGATCAAGAAAAAATAGACTATGAACGTCAGCAACAGGAATTAAAGGAGTTATATGCTTCCGGGAAGGATGAGAATCTTAATTCCGAGGCTGCATACAATGATGCGATGGAACAGCTCACCGTCATGCATCTGGAACGTATGCTTTCTCTTGCAGGACTAAATGCAGAACAACGGAAGCAAGTAGAGAAGCAGCTGCTGGATTATAAGGTAAAATGCATACAAAAAGATCAAAAGGCCAATGAGCAAAATTCAAAAAACAAACTTAAAACAGACAAGCAGGAATTTGAAGAAAGACTCCGTATCTATCAACAATATGGAGAAGAATTTGGTAATGCTCTAGGGAACATCATTTCCGGGCAGGAAAATGCTATGCAAGGATTCGCAGATACGATGATTGACATTATGTTTGATGTTATAGCCCAAATCATTAATGCCGAACTTGTAAACCTAGGTATAATAGGAACTGCAGAAGCAGCAAAAGCAACAGCTAAAGAGATTGGTTCCAAGGGCTTTTGGGGAATAGCGAGTGGAGCTATACTTGCGGGTCTTATTACGGCAGGTATCGCCACAGCCAAATCTACACTGAAAGGCTTTATCGGGAAAAGAAGAGATAGTGGAAGTTCCTCCACAGAAAGTACTCCCCAGGCTGAATATAAAATAAACCAAAGAGCAGCCGGGAAGTATGACGTAATCGGAGCTGAAGACGGACGCAGCTATCACGATATCTCCTATATAGGGGAAGCCCCTACAGGCATCGTCAAACGTACTTCACTTATATCAGAAAACGGATCAGAGTTAATTATCAATTCTGAAGATCTGTCCCGGCTCCAAAAACATATCAACTATCCTGTAGTACTTCAAGCAATCAATGATGCAAGATCCGGAAGGGTGCCACAATATGCAGAAGGAAATTACGACTCCATCAGCCACTCTACAGACTCACCCACTCCGCCAAGTCCCAATAACAACCTTGAGGCCAAACTAGAGAAAGTAATGGATAAGATGGATCAAGTGATGGACAAACTAGGCAAGCCTTCGAAAAACTACGTTCTCTTATCCGATATCAATGATGCGGAAGAGATCAAACTAAAATCGGAAAAACCTTTCACAAGAGGAGATCAATAATATGGCACTAATCATCAAAACACCTAAAGGGATATACGATACTCCTACAGACTTCGAAATGGAAGTTGAAATCACCTCCCCTATTTATACAGATAAAGGGAGTCAGACCATAGCTGCTACGTTACCGGGAACGAAGCATAACCTTTCCATAGTTGATCATATCAATCGCTTAGATATAGCTAATGCACCGGCTAAAGACGTCCAGGCTGTTATTGCAGATGGAATATACCGTCGCATAGGCAAGCAGAATATAACATCAGCATCGGTAGAATCAGGGATTGTCAGCAACATCGGATTTGACGAAAGCCTAATGTATGAAGCCTGGAACAATATATCATTAAAAAAGTTACCCGGATTACCCATATATAAACCATCAGGTGGCATTACTGCTTTAACAGAACATCTTAATAATGTTATGAAATATAATCTTCCAGCCGACTATTATGTTTTCCCCATACAAGTAAAGAATGACTCAGCAGACGATGTCGCTTACCCGGAATTCATAAATCCGATTCAAAAAATAGGTAATGCGTATGAACTGAAGAAAAATGCACGTACAGAGAAAATGGTTATATCAGGCAGTGTCGCAGATGTCAAGTTACCCGCAGGATATGGTATTTCTCCTTTTATCCGTGTTTCAAAAATCCTACAATTAATATTTTCAGCATATGGTTTTGAACTCATAGAGAATCCATTCGAGAGAGACTACCAGCTCAAAAAAATGGTAGTACTTAATAATGTAGCAGATGCCACAGTCGCAGGTCAAATAAACTATAAAGACCTAATGCCGGACTGCACGATTAACGATTTTCTAGAAGCAATATTCTGCCGAACTGGTGCCAGGATCTTCGTGAATGGGGATAATAGAACAGCAAGAATCAAATTACTGAAAGACACGTTCTCCAGCTCCCCATTTGCAGACTGGTCACAACTGAAAGCTGCAGATCCTGTACCCAATTACGAACAGCCCAAGCAAATAAGATTATCTGCCAGCACTTCATTTGACGAAGCTTATACGGATGCGGAATCTTTCGAAGAATTCCTTGATAAATATAAAGGAATCATCACAGAAGTAGAGAACACACCTCTTGAGTATGTTCCCGATAACACATATATTTGTTATCAGGCATCTACCGGACGATTCTACAAGCGTAACATAGCTTCCCAAAACGTTTCTCTCTTATCCAGTGACTTCTTTGCTTGGGATAAGAAAACGGCCAACGTTGAATACGAAGAAATATCCAGTTCAGATGAATGCCTACCAATGACGTTCTGTAACAATTTACTAGTTCCGCAATACATGGCCGGAACAGTGAATCTCAATACAACACTCCGGGGAGCTAAAGTCAATGAACAAAAAACAGATACTCCGCTTTGCTTCTGTTTTGCGATGGGAATGGCTACTGATGAAAAGAATGTTCCTTTAGGATATTACTATGGTAGTTCACTCTGCCGCACCCCTGCAGGTAATTATTTCCGTGATAACGACGGGAACACTTTCAAATATTCACTGGTCTTTCGTGGAGAGGACGGAGCTTTCAATCAATTCTTTAAAGAATGGGATGCCATCTTAAGACATGCAAACCATACTCTAAAAAGTAAAATCAATCTTGATCGGATAGCACTAACTCAGATAGATACCAGCCGGCCAATCTTATTGTCTGGTCAGAAACTGATGATTGAGAGTGCCAAGCACACAGTACCCTATCAAGTGAACAAACCTGCAGAAGTGAACCTTCGTACCACAAAACTTTTAAAACCATTTGATCTTGAGCAAGAACAAGGTATTGTAAAAATGATACCCCAAACGACTAAATGGGTAATTGTCTCCTACGCAGATAATGCCTTCGCCGCAACTGCAGCACAAGTAAAGAGTCAACTTGAAAAAAGATATGATCTCAGAGGATTTAATGTCTTAGACAGAAAGATACTAACCCAACCTTCCGGAGATGATTTCAGTTCGTATCTGCCTCCAACTAAAGAAGAAGTACTAGGAAAAAAGGAAATACTGGATACTTATGACGCTGAATTACAGTACTGGTTCTCGTTTTATGTGGATAATCCTGAAGGTGCAAATACTGATTCGATAGATTCAATCAGACTTCAATATGAAGCCGGGATCAAAGCAGTCACTATGTAATCTTGTCCTTTATACAGCAATTAAAAACAAACACATTTGCATATGGAAAAAAAGGAAACAATACAATCAGCTCCTGAAATAAAGAATGTCTCCGGAGTATTTCTGAAGTTTCAGTCTCTACCAGGCAATGGAGACAAAACAATGGAAGACTTTTATTCATTGATGTCATCTCCCTGCATTGAACGAACTTCTCTCCTGGCCGACCTGAATTTTGTAGTAGTGACCTCAGAGAACATTGTAAGAACACAGTTTGAATTATGAGTTTAACAGCAGCAATTTCACCCCGCACGATGGCTTTATCAGGGAATCCGGTAAAGTTGGAAATCACTTCTTCATCCCCTGTCAATTACGTTATCCGAAATCAAAGTAATGTCATTTTCGAAGGATCCGGAGAAACTGGAAATTTCTTTGTTTTTATCGATGAGATCTTATCAGCTATTTTATCTCCAACCCACTATACGGGTGAAGAAACCGATATCATCCTATCAACATCGAGCAATCTCAAAGAATACACAATCGAAGTCAATAATCAGACAGGTGACCGACAAACCTTGCAACATAAAGTATTACTCGGTGGGATCAGCAAAAGAGCTATGAGGCATCTGAATCAGACAGGCAGCAACATTTTTACTATGAAGCTATTGAATGCTGCCGGTAACTTCTTTATGTCTACACGGACAGAACAAAGGGTCCTGTCTATCCGCGAAACAGAAATACGGCCATTATTATTCATTGCTCCAGTAACGACTTTTACGGTTAAAGTAGCAGAAGGTATTTCTACTGTTATTTCGGGTCTGACAGTCGGGGCCTGTTATGCTCTTAACCTTGAAGCCTTAAGAAAATATTTTTTCAGCAAGAATAATATGCTTGCCAGTCAATTTGAAATCATCACAGTAGAAGGCAAGGCAGTCACCATCGTCATTTCTCCTGCTAACATAGAGAAGGAACGATACTATATCGAATTTTTAAACAGTTATGGAGCGTATGAATGCATAGAAGTTACCGGGAAGCCCACTCTAGATCAAGACAAAGGAGAAGATGAAGTGTATGGGAAATATGATGAAGAAGTAAATGACTATACTGAAAGCAGGGAGAGAGTAAACACTGTAGACAATCTGCATGTACAGACTGGTTTCAAGACAGAAAAGGAACTGATGTTTATTCTTGATATGCTCTCTAGTGATGAGATCTATCTTATAGGATACGGAAACAGAGGAATCAAAGTCAATGCTTCTGCTGATAGTTTAGCAATAGCAAAGAATATGAATACGCCTCAAAGTCTACCCATTACACTTAGATTCTGCGATTCGGAGAAACATTTTACTCAGGAATTAAATAGCAATGATTTCAATAATCCGAGAATTCATACAGATGTTTTCAGTAAACAATTCAATTAAGGATGAGTACAACACAAGATATTGTAGACTCTCTGATTGATCACATAGACAAGGCCATCACCAAAGGCAGTGTAACCAACCAGCAAGTAGCCGGTGTCTTGGACTTTTTGAACGAAAGGTACAAGACACTGGCTAAAGCCGGTGGAAGCTTGTCCAAAGATATTCGCGTCACCTCGCCCAAGACAGGGAATATAAACCCTGGGGACATACTCAAGGAAGGAACAACATACGAAAGTATCTTCAGGACGATGCTCACCAGTGTAGAGTCTGCATCTTTAACAGGTAAACTTTCAACGTCCAACGACGTTGAGTTTGGGACAGCCAAAGGACAGCTAACCTACACAGCCAACAGACACGGTAACGGCCCCATGAGTAAAGCCTTTTATGATTATATCGAAGAGAATAAACTAGAGTTTTCTGCAGAAGTTAATGGGGAACAGAAGGCAATAAGGCAATTGACAGGCTACTATACAATGGAGGAGACTTACGCTGCAACCGTCGTCTACGACGCTAGCCCTGATGGAGTATTACCGCAAATTACATTAAATAATAAGATCAGTGTGAACGTTCGACGTAAATGGTTTGCCGGTGTATGCAATACTGTGCCTCAAACATCAGATGCAGTACGGGCACTCAGTTCAAACGGACTGTATACCGGTCCCGGTACCTATAAATTTCCGATTGGTACATGGTCTATGTTTGCAGTATGTATCCCTGCAGACATGATCACCGAGCTTACCCTAACCAGTTATCCTGGCAACTTCATCGAAAATGGAACTGAAGGTCCGATTAAAATTATGGTAGAAGGGGCCAACGGTAGTAAAGCTATTGAATATAAAATGTGGATTGCAGAAGCTACAATGCCTAACGATCCGGATACATTCACTTTTAAAACAGCCTGAGTATGGAAGACCAAGTTGAAATTGTAGAATATCTATCTGAAATAAAAAACGTATCACCACGTTCTAGCCTTGTCATCGCAGGAGCTAGTTTCTATCTTCAATACAAGCGCACCAGGAGTCTCCCTATCGACTCTACATCGACCTGGAACTCTTTAGAAAAAGCAACTCGATATGCGCAAAATATCGACACTGTAGCTTATGCCCCTTATGACGGACAAATGATTACTGTAAAAGAGAATGGGAAAACAAATGTTTATATCCTTGTTCTTGACGAATCACTTCCATTGGCAGACAAGCGCGTACACTGCAAACTTGAGCCTGTCGCATCTCAATCATTCGGTGATGATCGTTATGCACGTAAAGACATCAAAGATACTTTCAAGAAAGGCTTTACTTCCAAAGAGGGCTGCGACATCGAAGGTGGGCTAAATGTCGGTAAAATGACCCGGCTGTCCGGTGGTGTCGTCGTGATGGCCGACACCGATTATGGAGTTACTGAATCAGAAAAAGAAAATCCCGAAAATAGTAATGTTATGGCAATAGGATTAACAGAAGTTCCTAAAAACAGCGGATTCGGTTCTACCTCACTGGGTGAGATGGACAACACGGATGAATCATTCGATCTAGTTCCGGACGGAAACTACATGATGCAAAAACGAGCAGGTGTATTCTATCCCGTGAAAGCAGCCGCAGGTGGCGGAGGAACAAAGCTCACGCTTGCCTTTGTCACCCCGTCAAATGCAACGGCCGTTCATGGTAAGGAGACACTGATCAAGTACACATACTCATCTACCTTGTCCGGAGAGGAAACCGGCGAAGGTATCGCAACCTATACTTTGAACAATAAGCAGGTAGCCTCCGAAACAATCAATCAAGGCGAAGTCTCATTCAATATAGGCAAATACCTGATACTCGGTGATAACGTCCTCGTTGTACAAGTTACCGACAGTTACGGAGCTACCCGCAAGCTGACATTCAAGATCAATGCGGTAAGCATTGCCGTAACGTCTACATTCGATGATTCAAAAGCCTATGTGGGAGCGATCTCATTCCCATATACCCCGCTTGGTGCCGTAGAGAAAACCATTCACTTTGTCGTTGATGGTAAAGAAACGGGTACCTACACCACATCTGTATCTAATCGTCAGCAGACATATTCAATCCCGGCACAGGCGCATGGTGCACATACGCTCGACGTTTATGCGACGGCAACGATCAACGATACCGAAGTAGAAAGCGATCGTCTACGCTATGATATTATCAGCATTGTATCCGGAAACAACACACCGGTTATTGCGTCATCCTTCAGGACTGCCGAAGTGGAACAATTCGGCACACTCCTGCTCCCCTACATCGTTTATAATCCTGCTACAACGACAAGTGATATCACCCTGTCAGCTAATGGAATCGTAATTAGTGATCAAACGATAGACCGCACGCGACAAACATGGAGTTACCGGGCAGAAGCTCCCGGAGACCTGGAGCTGAAAATCGCATGCGGACCTGTGAGCAAAACATTCAACCTGACGGTTAGGGAATCAGAGATCGATGTTCGTCCGGAGGAAGCGGATCTCGTTCTCTTCCTCACCTCCGTGAACCGCAGCAACAACGAAGAAGGAAAAAACATCTGGAACTATGGCGAGATCTTCGCTGTACTTACCGCATTCAACTACGCAACGAACGGATGGATCAAGACGGTTGACGGATTCGTAGCTCTTCGCGTTAATGGTGATGCACGTGTAACCATCCCCTACAACTCCTTTGCCAACGACTTCCGTTCAACCGGTAAGACTATTGAATTTGAATTTGAAACAAGAGATGTTACCGACTACGACTCAGTCATCCTCAGCTGCATGAACGGAGGAATCGGACTTGAAGTGACCGCACAGAAAGCCATATTCAGATCCGAACAGACCTCTATCGAAACACAATTCAAAGAGGATGAACGTGTCCGGATCTCCTTCGTGATCGAAAAGAAAGCGGAGAACCGGCTGATCTTCGTCTACATCAACGGTGAGATCTGCGGACTGATCCAGTATCCGGAACAAGACAACTTTACTCAGCCCAATCCTGCCGGGATCTCGATCGGCAGCAGTGACTGTACCGCAGATATCTTTAATATCCGTGTCTATGACAATGCCTTAAACCGCTATCAGCTTCTTGACAATTACATTGCCGATATGGATAATCTTGAACTGAAGCGCAAGCTATATGCCCGGAACAACATTTATGACGACTATGGGAATCTCAGCTATGAGAAGCTGGCGAATCAGAATATCTCATTCACCATCGTCGGTGAGCTTCCGACTTTCAAAGGAGACAAGAAGACTGTCACCCTTGTTTATGAGGACAGGGAACATCCTGAACGCAGCTGGGTAGCAACCGGAGTAGAGATCGACGTACAGGGAACATCCTCTCAATGGTATCCTCGAAAGAACTTCAAGACAAAATGCAAGCAGGGATTCACCATGACCGCTACCGGTGAACATGCCGATAAAGTTGCCATCTTCGAAGAGGAAATACCTGTAAACGTATTCTGCTTCAAAGCGGACTTCGCCGAATCTAGCGGTGTACACAATACCGGTATGGCCCGTTTGATCGACTATATCCTTCGTGGCATGGGGTTCCTTACTGAAGCACAGAAGGCTGATCCCCGCGTCCGGACGACAGTCAACGGCCGCCCGTCGGTGATGTGGCATCAAACATCAGAAGATGCTGAGAGAACATCACTGGGCAAATACAACTTCAATAACGACAAGTCAACGGATGAAACATTCGGATTCAAGGCCGGCTGTGAAAGTTGGGAGATCCTGAACAATACCTCCGATCGTGTACTCTTCAAACGTTCGGACTATATCACCGTCGACTCGGAAGGTAATATAGAATGGCTGAAAGACTTCGAAGCTCGTTATCCGGACGGAAACGAAGACTACACGAATCTAAAGCGTCTGACCGACTGGCTTGTCTCCGTAAAGGATAACCCGACGAAGTTCCGGGCCGAAGCTGATCAGTACCTGGACATGAATTTCATGTTATCGTACTACACGATAACAGAACTCTTTGCGATGGTCGACCAGCGTGCCAAGAATATGTTCCTGACTACTTTCGACGGAATACGCTGGATCTGCATCTTCTATGATAATGATACAGTGTGCGGACTGAATAATGAAGGCGTAGCAGCATTTGACTATACGGTTGAGTACCACGATCAGATCGGCAACAAGGACGTCTGGAACGGTGCAGAGTCAACTCTCTGGAACAACATCGAGCAGGCATATTCCAAAGAGATCGCAGCCATGTATGCTGAAATGCGGTCAAAGAAGCTGCTCACTTATGAAGAATGTATCCGCTTCTTCGACACCGAACAGGGAGATGCCTGGTGTGAAGCGGTCTACAATGAAGACAGCTGGTACAAGTATGTTCGCCCATTATTGGATGAAGGGAACGGATCATACCTGTATGCTGCCCAGGGAAGCCGCAAGATGCACCGTCGCTGGTGGCTGTACAACCGATTCAAATACATGGACTCTAAATACATTGCCGGAGACTATAAGAATGACTTCGCAACTCTGCGTCTGTACACCCCTTCAGAGTGGGAAGGAGTAGAACCTAATGCGGATATGACCATCACGTCGTATGCCGGGCAGTATGTCAACGTCCAGTACGGATCATATACAGTCGGCACTCGTTCACAGAAAAATGTACCGGTACATATTAAAGCTCCCGCCATCCAGTTCAACGATACTGAAACGATCATTTTTGGTGCCGGTCAGATCAGCAGCCTGGGGGATCTATCCTCTTTGTATCCCGGTTCGGTCGACGTATCGAAGATGACCAAACTGGTGGAGCTGATTATCGGGTCCGGAGCGGAAGGCTATCGAAACACGAATATGGAAGTGCTCTCAGTTGGTGCAAACAACCTGCTCCGAAAGCTGGATACCCGCAACTGCCCGAACCTGAAGCAGGCAATAGACCTTGCATTATGTACCAACATCCGCGAGATATGGGCGGAAGGAACCGGAACATCCGCTGTAGTATTACCCGAAGGCGGTAACTTGACGTTGCTTCACCTGCCGGACACCATTACAAATTTAACGGTCCGAAATCAAACGGAACTGACTGATGCGGGATTGGTACTCGCAGGAGTGCAGAATCTTTCGACAATCAGATGGGAGAACACCAACAAAGCTAATGTCTTATCCATAATTGACAGATGCTTTGCGCTTGATTCTATGAAGTTAGAACGTGTACGCTTGATCGGTGTAGACTGGACATTATCTACCCTTGATCCTATCATAAAACTAATCAATTTGAAGGGACTGGACGAAAACGGCAACAATGTAGACAAAGCGGTCATCACCGGTAAATGTTATGTCTCTGTAGCTACTGATGCACAAATCAACAAACTGAAGGCGGCATTTCCCGAATTAGCTATCACATACGGTCAATTGAAACCTGCTCCTGTGACGACTTTCACCTTCAGTTCTTCTCGGAATTATACAATTAAAAATTCAGTCTTCGAATGCGCCTACGAAGTTGAGAAAGTAAACGAATATACCTACAAGGTAACTTCTGAAGACAACATAACGATTGATTTTACGTTCAAATGTGAAAATCACGAAGATTTTAAGGGTTCATATCTTGTAGCCGGTACACGTTCTCAGAGTTATACTGTGACATATATTCCACTGAGAAAGATTCGGGTAGGAGTTTATAACCAATCGGTATATGTTCAAGGTGCTACTGTCACAATTGGGGACCAATCATACATTTCTGATGCAGACGGATATATTACTTTACCTCGTGGAGGTGCGGCTATATCCGGAACCGTGTCTGCATACGGATATGCAAGCAACACCTTCTCATATGGTTCCATAACATCTGATACAACAAACACTGTGTATGTATATGGTGTTGTGGATGTTAAGTTTATCGTAAAATACAGTTCATTGCTCATAGAAGGTGCTACCGTAAAATGTAATGGAGTGACAGGGACGACTAACCAGTACGGTGAATGCACTTTATCATTGGGAAAAGGAACCTATGAATATTCTGTTACCCATGACACATATTATGAAAAGACAGGTAATATAACTGTTGGGACGTCTGCAACATCCTTAACTGTATATGTAGAACCAAACACGGTCGAAGTTAAATTCATAGTCAGAGATGATACTGTACTACCCGGAGCTACTATTCAATGCGATGGGAAAACAGGGATTACAAATGCGTCAGGGGAAGCGGTATTGGTAATAGGCAGTAAAAAAACTCATGAGTACACCGTATCTAAAAATGGATATTTCAATGTGACAGGCAGCGTCACAGTTAGCTTAACAACTATCACAGTCAATGCTGCCATGACGCTTGATATTGAATCTTTTAAACCGGTAGAGAATGGAAATATACAGATGATGGCTGCAAGGAAAAGTATTTCCCTTTATATTACCTCAGATACTACTGATTATATTATTTCATGGGGAGATGGAATGGAAGACAATGCATCTGCAACAGGGAAACAAACCTATGAACACACCTATGATAATTCAGATTTTCATCAAATAGAGATAAGAAATAGCAGTAATGTGACGTATGCAGCAGAAAAGGGTCAATACGACCTTGTTGCCTATTGGAGTATTGGGAATAGTGCCGTTAAAGGACTTTCTTTTACGCGTCATTCCAGTCTCCGATATATTGGTCTTATTCTTAAGAATGATACCGATCGGACAGATTTTTCAAGTATATTCGATCAAACAAATATTGTTTCTATTCCGAAAGGGTTGCTAGACAACTGCATTGAGGCTAAATATTTAGGACGTGCATTTGCATTGTCAAAAATTTCCTATATTCCACAAGGTTTGTTTGATCATTGTCCTAAAGCTATAACATTTAGCTATGCATTTGAGGGTACAAAGATTACTTCAATTCCTGAAGATCTGTTTAAATATAATATAGCAGCTAAAGAATTTGTATCCTGCTTTAATAAAACTTTGGTCACTTCAATTCCCGAACGGTTATTTTATTATTGTCCCAATGCAACTCGTTTCGGAGCATCAGATTATCAAGAAAGACCCTATGGGTGCTTTTCATATTGCCCGATAGATTCGGTACCTGAAAATCTTTTTATCAACAATCCAAATGCCTACGGATTTGACGGTTGTTTTGCATATACTAATTTAAAAACAATACCTATTGGACTTTTCTCAAATACTGAGGCTTCAGGTGTAACTCAATGCTTCCGCAATTCACAAATAGAAGTACTCCCGTCTGGACTGCTTGACGAACAAACGATAGGAAGCATGGAGCTTTTCTGTTATAGTTGTGCATCATTAAAGAAAGCCACGTTACCAGCAAATGCTCTTAATTTAGGAAATAAAGCATTCTCCAATTGTTCTTCTATGCAATATATCATCGCAACAACAGCAACACCTCCAACTATTACGGTAAATACGTTTAGTTCGACTAACAACTGTCCGTTCTATGTCCCTGACGAGTCTATAGACATTTATAAGACAGCAACTAACTGGACTGCATTAGCAGACAGAATCAAACCTATGAGCCAATTTGCAACCGATTTCCCTAATGAGGAGGTATAATATGAAAATAGACGAATTAAACAACAACCATATCACTGCGGAAGAAGGCAAAGTACTCCGCAGAATTTCCGACAGCCAGCTGTTCGGAAATGAAATCTATCTCGGATACACCTACTATTTGTCAGGTGAGAAACTAGAAGAACCGCTTTTGGAACTCTCTGAACACTATGAAGAGATAGATGATCCAGCTGAGGAAGAAACGATCCTCATCGATGAAGATACACCGCTGGAGGATACAAATATTGAAGAAGCGATAACCATAGAGGATGAACCAAAACCTGATATAGAACAAAAAAAGAGAATCACCGTAGCTGACTACCATAAACTAGAAAAGCAGGTGGCACTCTTAACTCAAATGATAGGAGGAACAGAATGGCAGGATTAATAAACACTGGTATTTGGGGATTTATCTCCTCCGCTAAAGCAACAGGGAAGAAGATACTGAATGCTGCCGGTGAAGAAGTAGATGAATGGGTAAGTACATTCGTATCAGGTGTCTCCGGCTGGCTGATTGACAAGCTCGGCAATGCTGAGTTTAAATCTGTATTTGTACGCGAGAAATTCATCACGAACGAATTTGTATACAACCGCATCCGGGTGACAGAAGATGAAGAAATAGTCACAAGCAGTATCAAGATCGCATCTTACTTCGATAACGGAGACGGGACATTCACTGTCTATCC